TGCTTGAGGTGCTGCTTGAGGTGCTGCTTGAGGTGCTGCTGGTTTAGCCTGTTTTGGTTGTGCTGTTTGTAACTGTTTAATAAATTGTAATAATTGTTTGGCTTGGTCAGGTTTAGCACCATATATAATCTTTTGTAATTCATCAAAGCTAAGTGGACCACGACCAACATATTTCACACCTGCTTGATAACCTTTTCTTGCAGCAGTTCCCATACCTCTTGCACCACCGACTGCTGCACCTGCCCCTGTTGCTGCTAAACGTGGTACTTGTGCAACTGCTTGACCTGCTTTTTGAGCGTAGGGTTTTACGGCTTGATATCCTCGTGATAATGCTTGCGCTCCTGCTTTTAAGCCTGCACCTAGTTTACCTGCACCTGCTTTTAAGCTTTGACCTAGACCTGCTAAACTAGCCTCATCAATCTGTTCTGCTGTTAGTTTCGCCTTTTGTGTCAAAAGTTTTTTGACAACTATTAATTGTTCTGGCTTTAATGCTGCTAATGTATCTAGTACTCGCTTATCGGTAGCCATATTAGTAATTTCAGCACCATACCCTGCAAAGTCTGAATTAGCATCAACTGTTGACCCTGCTTGTGTGCTTCCTGCATTTCCTGAAGAAGCTGTTCCTGCGGTGGTAGCACCTGCTGCTCCTGAATCAGGTTTGCCATCACTGTCTGCGTCATTAGCAGCAGGACCCATTACAATTTGTCCACTTTTCACAAGTGAATCAATATCTGAACTTGCTCTACCAATAAAATCACGTAAGAATTTCTCTTTAGACATTTTATCCTTAACAGACATTTGTCCTTCAGGATCACCAGTTAAACGATTACCAATCTGTTTTGCTGCTGCTGACCCGTAATTACCTATGACATTACTTAAGTTAAGTTCGTCAAGCTTTTGATTTTTTCTAATGTCCTTGATTCTCACGATTTTTCCTTAATGATTTACTAAATTTAGTTTGATCTTTGGATTTTATAGCATGTAACAATTTACGCTCTAATATTTCTGCCTGTTCAGGAGTATAATTGCGACTAATCATTTCAATTAAATTAATCGCACTAGTGATAATATTATGACCCCTACTTTCAATAATATGTACGGTGTCACGGTTATTACCTAAGGCTTCAAGTTCCTCTAACAGACTGCGAGTTTTGCGATGCATATAAGATTCCTACTAGTATTTAGTCATTTCTTTAAGGAATTCAGTAAACTTTTCAGCTTGTTGGTTTGTGGACTAGCAGTAACTCTTTGTTCTACGGGTTCGATACTTTCATGTACTTTATCATTGGTTGTTTCTACATTTGGTTTTATCCTGCTCATAATCTCATTTGCACTAGGTTGTGCTTTATAATTACTATGTTCATCAGGATTGGGGTCAGAAATTCTTAATGTTTCTACATTAAATTCTAACTCAATCTTCTGCCCTACACCACTACTACTTCTAGTTTTCATAAGTTGAATTTGATATTGCCCACGTTCACGCATACTACGGCTTGTAAAGATACCAAATAAATTATCTGCTGTGTTAATTTTACTAATACCACCCGAAATATGACTATGATCAAATTCAATCTCGTCTACCGCAGTTCGATTTAATTGACTTGCAGTAACAAATAACACATTTAATTCTTTTGCTAAATTACGTAATTCTTCACTAACATATTTGTCTTTTACAAACAAATCACTAGGGCTTACTTTTGCTCCTACTGGCATTAATAAATCTAAGTAATCAATACATAAAAAATCTAATTTCATACCTGTTTGTATTTGTACTTCTTTACAATATGCTCTTAAATCGTTAACTGTACTTTGAGCAGGTAGATATTTAATACGAAATTGCCCTGCTTTTTTACTCAGCATTTTTACTTTCATTTCTACGTTGTCAATATCTTTAAAAATATCACGGCTGCTTGTATCAGTAAACATACCATCAATACGATATGCACATAATCCTTCATTTAATTCTAACGTAACATATGCTCCACTTAGTCCTGCTTGTAACCAATTCACTGCTAAATTTTGCATGATAAGTGACTTGCCACTACCCGAACCACCTGCAAAAATTTGCAGTTCCCCGCGATTAAAGCCACCATAAAGCTTACTATCAAGTACAGGCCATCCTGTACTTACCTGACCATTGCTCGATTTTAATAACATCAATCTTGCTCTAGGATCAGCAAAGTAATCAGTACCCATATCACGTTGTAGACTAATTTGTACAGCATCTTTAATTAATTTTTCTACAGGGTCATATTCACCTTTTTCAAGTAAGTCTGCTGCTTTAAGAATGGCACGTTCTAATTCTTGTCGCTTTGTAAAAGACTCAAATTCTTCTAAAAACCATTCATAATGTCCCTCATCAAATTCAGGAACAATCTCAACTTCTACACCTGTTGCTGCTTTGATTTGTACAGGCTCAGGCATTGTATTATATTTTTTACAATGCTCTACCATAAAACTTGCTGCTTGTTGCAAAGTCTTATCAAAGTTCTTTGCATTCATAATATTCATTACTCTGGTATACAATTCTGCATTTGTAACCATCATTTGTAAAAATACTTTTTGTACTTCTATGTTATATTCTTTTAACAATCTTTTTCCTCTGCATTTCTATTTTAATCTTACTTGTTGTAGCATTCTGTAAGATACTTAATAGTGTGTTAAGTTTTCCATATTTGACCACAGCATCATTAACATCTTTTACATTGTTATCCCAATTAGGAATACTGACACTATATCCCAATGATAATGCTCTATCACAAGTATCTAATCCAGTCACATCTAAATCGGGCACGAATATAATTCGTTTGTTAAGCGTACTCAACAATAATGCTTGGTCATCATTAATCGTATTATGTGTGAGGGCGCAACAATTTAAGCTTAATGCGTCAAAAATACCTTCAACTAATAAACAAAATTCATAGTCTTGTTTTTGAAAGTCAATACCAAACACATAACCTGGTTGTTGTTCATTAATATATTTAGGTGTTTTATTGTCTAAAAATCTGCTGGTGTGGCCCACTATTTTATCTTTGTAAGTATAAGGAATTATGATACGATTACCCATGCGACCTGCATCGTCGGGTGTGATTAAGAAGGGATACTCATTAACATTTATTCCCCTCTTTTGCACATAATCAATATATACTTTGTGTGAAGGATTATTAATATCTAATAACTCACCTTCAGGTAGTTTATGATCCTTAAACTTTACTTTTAGTTTTACTTTTTTCTTTGTAAAGTCTAACAAATCTTTATGCTGTAAACTTTCTAAACTCCAGCGTTGAATTTGTTGTTCATCAATACCTGCCCATGTTAGAAACTGTTTAGTATTTTTAGTAATACTTTTTCCTAACATAAAGCCACATTTAAATCCACAGTTAAAACAATGAAAGTTCCAATTGTTTCCGTCCATATGTATGCCACCGCGTTGTCTTTTATCTTGCCTATGCCCGCGATGGATACAACAGATAGCATTGAAGCTATGCCAACCTGAACTTGTTAATTTTTTCTTACCAGGAACTATAGACAGAATATCAAACATTCTGCTATTTTAACACGTTGATATTGCAAAAGCAATACTTATCTTACCAATACATCGGTGACAATACCAACATTACTGACAAATTGCATACGAACAAATGGATGATATCCTTCAATCGTATACCCTTTCGTTTCATTAACATTTGCATATCCTGTATGTAAACTGATTGGATACCAATCTCCATCTTGTAATGTAGAACCTTCTATTAATACGTTTCCATAATAATCACTATATCTTGCTTGGAAAGTAAGTATTGGATTACCATCACTACTTATTACACTTGTATAATATGTCTGTGCGTTGCTATTTGCATTAGCATTAGGATCCAAATTAGGGAAAGGTTGACCTGTAGGTATACTTACACTATAGCTTGGAACAAAGCTTGGCAATACACTGTTCACAATATTCATATCTCCGCGGGCACCTGCATTTTGATCTACAAATACAGGAAAATCAAATTCTCCAATTGGTATTTCTAATGAATAGTAACATTTTTGCGGATCAAATTCTTCTATTTCCGCTGCCGTTACATATAAACTTGCTATTCCTGTTGCAGCCAATTGTAATGTCAAAGCTTTTTGTAATAATACAGCATTTCCTTGATAGTTAAGAACTCTACAGGTAATTGATTTTCCTGTAATATCCACTGGCTTTTGCTCTTGGTTTAAGAATTGAAATTGAATTTGGTTATCGACCCCTTTATGCAAGGTCAATGGTTTAGCGTACTGTGGCATATAACTCCTTGGGGAAAACCCTGTCAACAATACAACGATTTGTCGCTGCGTATAAACGAAAACTTGAGTAGAATACACAAGAATAACTCCTATAATCTATTTAGTTCCCATAATATAATAATTTATATTGCGTAATCGGGCAACTAAATATTACCGTAATACTTATAATAATGATACAGAACGAATTTTTTAAACGCCTAAGCGAAAATCATCCATTCATAACAATATGTAGTTATGCTAACCAAGATTATGTAGGAATCATACAAAACCGTGATGATGTTGTAACTACCATTTATGATTACGGGGCTATCGTTGATAGCATGTTAAAAGAAAGATTTTTGGCCTTAGGTGACACATGGTGGTGGGAAAGTAATAGATTAATCCCAATTAATCTGTTTTTGAAAGAAGAATGGATAGTGTTTAAACCTTACTTAAGAACTTTTAATAATAAAAGTTTAACAATCTTGCATGGGCCAATTTGTAGCATAAGTGAACTAAGTAAACGCCGCAGCAAAAGGCGTAGTATTACATTAGTAAAAAGAATTACTTAAATTTTTTCCTACGTTTTTGCGCTAATTGTAAACTTACTTTCCCCACTTTTGTATCAAAGCAAACACCATTTAAATGGTCTAATTCATGCTGATATACCCTAGCCATAAGACCTGAAAGTTCACTTTCTTTAATTGTATTGTCTACTTGTGTATATCTAATCTTAATTGTTTCTCCTCGATAAACATGCAACCAAAGATTAGGAAAACTTAAACATCCTTCTACATCTCTTATAGTACCAATAGTTTCAACTATTTCAGGGTTTATACAAGCAACTAACAAATCCTGATTACCCATAATAAACAATCGCTTGTTAATACCTACTTGTGGTGCTGCTAATCCTATGCCACCATGAGTAAACATAACTTTAGTCATTTGTTCTATAATAGGCATAGGATCCCCATCAACTACAAAATCCCACGGGTCACAACTATGTCTTAGTACTTTATCGCTTTCTTTAACTAATTCCATTTTCTTCCAATAAATTCATATGTACTACAACAAGATGGGCATATGCTATAGCATGTGCTTTCTTAAATGTGTAACCATCAGTGCCTTTATCCCAAACAGTTTTTGCAACTTCTATCCAAGTTTTGCCAATTAAATGCTTTTTACCAGGACGTATAACAGCAAGAAACATAGCAAGTCTTGGTATACTATTTACTGGTTCAGGCATGGATTGTAAACTATAATAT